ATAACCTCAGCAATTTGTACGAGTTTTAAGCAAGAAATACTTGTCGAAGGACACAATTTAACCAATGGTGCAGACAGCATCAAATTAGCTTTGTATACCAGTTCAGCTACTTTGGGAGCTGGCACGACTGCATTTGTTACCACTGGACAAGCTACTGGAACTAACTATTCTTCTGGTGGCAGTGCTTTGACAAACGTCACGCCAAGCACTTCTGGGACAACTGCCATTGTAGATTTTGCTGATTTAACTTTTAGCACAGCTACTGTAACAGCAAGAGGTTGTTTGCTTTACAACACAACTAATTCTAACAAAGCTATTTGTGCAATAGATTTTGGAGGTGACAAAACTTCAACTGCTGGAGATTTCACAGTGGTGTTTCCGAGTCCAACAGCGACAGGTGCAATAATCAGATTAGCTTAAAATTTATTTTGGTGAACAAATATGTCGTTAACCAAATTTTCATTTAAACCAGGAATCAATAAAGAAGAAACTGATTACTCAAATGAAGGGGGTTGGGTTGACGGCGATAAAGTACGATTCAGACGTGGCCGAGTAGAAAAAATTGGTGGTTGGGAAAAAGCCACAGCTAATTCTTACATAGGCACAGCAAGAGCTCTACATAGTTGGACTTCGCTCAGCAGCGAAAGATTTTTAGGTTTAGGCACTACCAATAAATATTATATTGAGTCTGGTGGCACATTTAACGATGTCACGCCAGAAAGAAAAACCTCTACTAATAGTATAACCTTTGCAGCCACTGATGGTTCTGCAACTATCACTGCAACCGATTCGAGTCATGGTGCTGTAGTTGGTGATTTTGTGACAATCAGTGGTGCTGTGTCATTAGGTGGCAACATAACTGCTTCTGTGTTGAACCAAGAACATCAAATAACTGCGGTGCCATCAGCTAACACTTATACTTTCACAGCATCGGCTACTGCCAATTCTAGTGATTCTGGTAATGGCGGTTCTGGAGTAGATGGCGTCTATCAAATTAATTCTGGTTTGGACTCTTATGTGTCGTCAACGGGTTGGGGAGCTGGCACTTGGGGTTTTGGCACTTGGGGTAGTAGTAGTGCGATTAGTGCCTCTGGACAACTTCGACTTTGGACACACGATAATTTTGGAGAAAACCTGATAATAAATCCTAGAGGTGGTGGCATTTTTAGGTGGGTCGAGGACAATGGCTTATCAGTCAGAGCTACAGAGTTATCTGGGGTAAGTGGAGCCAATAAAGTACCTACAGTTGGTCTTCAAGTAATAACCTCAGAAACGGATAGGCATTTAATAGTTTTAGGCGCAGACCCAATAAGTAACGGTTCTAGGACTGGAGCAGTAGATCCTATGTTAGTTGCTTTTAGCGACCAAGAAAATGAATTACAGTTTGAGCCTTTGGCGACCAACACAGCTGGTTCAGTAAGATTATCTAGTGGTTCTCTGATAATTGGAGGTTTGAAATCCAGACAAGAGATATTGATATGGACTGATACTTCTCTTTACAGCATGACCTTTATCGGTCCACCTCTCACCTTTGCAGTAAATCTAATTAATGAGGGAGCTGGCTTGATAAGTCCAAAAGGAGCTATCAACGCACCGACTGGTGTTTTTTTTATGAGTAAAAGTGCTTTTTATTTTTACAACGGTGCTGTGCAAAAATTAGCGTGCACAGTTCAAGATTATGTATTTTCAGATCTTGATTTAAGCCAAGCCTTTAAATGTTTTGCGACCTTGAATAGTGAGTTTTCAGAAGTTTGGTTTTTTTATCCATCCTTAGAAGATGCAACTGGTGAAATATCAAGATATGTCATCTATAACTATGAAGAAGGTTCTTGGTCTATTGGGTCTTTGGTACGATATGCTTGGTTAGATACTGGGATTGAAGATAAACCGTTAGCGACAGCTAAATTAGCTAGTGTAAATTATCTGTTACAACATGAGACTGGAGCTAATGATGACACTAATTCTATGGATGGAGTGTTTGTAGAGTCTGCTGATCTTGATTTAGCTGATGGTGAAAATTTTGCTTTCTTAAAAAAACTTATACCAGATTTAAGATTTGACAAAACTCTAGGAACAAGCCCAACCCCAGCAATCAACATGGTTATCAAACGTAGGAACTTCAATAATCAAGATTTAACGACTGATTCCACAAATCAAATTACTGAAAGCACAACTTTTACGAGTTTAAGAACTAGGAGCAGACAAATTGTTTTGCGTGTTGAATCTGATGACGATAATACCGAAGCTAACCGTAAAGATTATAAGTGGCGTTTAGGCGATACAAGAATAGACGTTGAACAGTCAGGGCGTCGCTGATGGGTAAATTATTAGAAACAAGACTACCGTTAGCACAAGGCGATACTGTTCCAATAGAAACTTTTAACCGTTTGGTTAGAGTTTTAGAGATAAATTTATCGGCTTTTGACCCAGATTCAGTGCGTCATTATACAAATACCGACTTAGATGAATTGCAATTCGCTACGGGCTCAATTATATTTAATTCAACTACCAGTGTTCACCAAGCATTTGATGGAACTAAGTTTCGTAATTTGTATGAACATCAAACTTATCCTAGCGGATTATCTGCTACAATGAGTTTAGGTAGTGTCAGCGTAACGATAGGTTAAAGATGGCAGAAGCAGATGACATGATAAATTTAATAAGGAAAGCGAGAGCTTTGCCTTTACAACCGTCTGCGCCAGATATGACTATGAATATGCTTAGTAAATTCAAAGGTGCTATGTCTAATAAGGAGCTAGATAGATTTTTAGACGGCACACCTATCCCTTCAAACATGAGGCCTAGATTAAATCAGACTTTAGAGTTTAGAGACGTCAATCAAAATGGTATTGAGGATAGAGCTGAGGGTATTTATAGACCTAGAGATTTAGAACTAATACCGTCAGAAGGATCAGTATTTCCAAGGTCAGTACCTATGCCTATGCCTACGCCTAAGCCTAGACCTAACGCAATACCATCAGTACCTATGCCCTCGTCTATGCCTAAGCCTCGTAGTTTGCCTGATTTTGATATGGGTTCTGCGGTGAATCCTCTTAGGGAACAAGCACAAAGAAGGATGATGGAGTCTGCAATAGACTCTGGGGGCGCTATATCTAATAAAGAAATGAAAATCTTGATGGAGTCTGCAAAAGACTCAGGGGGTGCTATATCTGATAAAGAAATGGAAATCTTGATGAATACATCTCCAGAGCTCTCTCCAGAAAAAATGGAGATATTAAAAGCAATTGAAGAAATGCAAAGACAGCTTATGCAAACGACCGATCCAGATGAAGCTAAAGTGTTGAGTCGCATGATTGAAACCAGTATGGCTAGAGTTAACGCACCACTCGGTGATTTAGCAGCAGAACTAGCAGGTGAAGGCACAGGAGAGGATATCCAATTAATACATGCCAAACCCAATGAAGTAGTTTTGCCAGAGGAGTTTTTTGAAGACGAAGAGTTTGAAGGCATAGTTGAAAGAAAGTTTAGAGAGTTTGGCATTAACCCCGAAAGAGCTATTGTCGGTTCTGGTATAGCTTCACTTAACGCTGTAACTGGTTTGGAGGAGTTTGGTTTCTTCAAAAAAGTATTCAAAGGTGTAAAAAAAGTAGTAAAAAAAGTAGCACCTGTTGCTTTACCAATAGCTGCAAGTTTTATTCCCGGTTTGGGACCTATTGCCTCAGCGGCTTTGAAAGGCGCTGCAGGTGGAGTTGGTACAGCAATCGCTACTGGCGGTGACTTGGGCGACGCTTTGAAAGGTGGATTGTTTGGCGCAGGGTTAGGCTCCCTTGGTGGCTTTATTGGTACAAAAACGGGTCTAATAGATCCTAGTATGAAAACCATAGGTTATGGTTCAGCCACAGGCGACGGTTTCTTTAGTAAAGTTGGCGACGTCTTAAAAACAAATAACCCTGGTATTACAAGTTTACTCACAGGCAGAAGATTTGATCCGCTTACGGGTGGTTATTTAGAGGGTAGCGGTATATTTAATCCAGCACAAATCGGTGGCGGTACAGTTTCTGGCTCTGCACAACAACCTGGAGCTTTTAGCAGATTTTTAGGTGGTTTGACTGGCGGTGGATTTGGTGGCGAGGGCGGTTTGGCAGGCGGTTTGGGTAATTTAGCAAAAACAGGTTTGATTGGTTTGGGTGCTTACAAGTTAGGTAAGTTAGCTTTTGATGAAGCGAGAGACGCCAAAGGTGTGCCTTTGGTACCGCTAACAACCATGGACGCCGCAGGTCGTTACGATATAGAAGCAGAGATAGCTCGTCGCATGGGACAGCCTGCACCGAACCCAGTTGAGTTTGGTTTATTACCAGCTGGCACCATACCAACACTTAGTGGTGGCATGGCACAAGGCGGAGCAGTCATGCCAATGGCTTATGCTGAGGGCGGTGGTGTCGCTATGGAGGATTTTCAAAGAATGAATGGTGAAATAGATGGTCCCGGTACTGAGACCAGTGATGACATACCTGCTATGTTAAGCGATGGTGAGTTTGTGATGACAGGCCGAGCAGTTCGAGGTGCTGGAGCTTTTGATATGCAAAATGATGGTGGCATCATAACTTTGACGCCAAGTGGCACAGAAGATAGAGATAAAGGTACTAATTTGATGTACGACATGATGAGTTTGTTTGAAAGTCAAGGAGCTGTGTAATGTTCAAAAGATTGTTCAGAGGTATCGGCAGTATTTTAAGACCCTTAGGAAATCAATCACCATTAGGCATATTGTTAAATAGACAAAAATCAAGAGCCATGCCCAGAGCTCAAATGAGACGACCACAAAATTTTGGTGGAGGTGTTTTTTCATTAATGTCTCCTTTTATAAGACAAAGGATGATGCCAATGACACAACCAGTCATGCGTAACCCTATGATGGGTGGTTTAGGTGGACTAGGCAGTATTTTTTTACCTAGACGCACTCCAGTTTTTAATCCTTACGCTAGATTTGGAGGTTTAGGTGGTT